GGTTGCTGCTGCCTCACGGCGCTCCAGATACTTGGCATTGAGCTGTGCGCCTTCTTCGTCGAACTCTTCGGCAATCTTAATGCCCTCAGCTTTTACAACTTTGTGCATAGTCTTCGTTGCGAGCGGATTGCCTTCGATAGGGGCCGGAACTGAAATGCGGTAGAGCAAGCGCTGAGCTCGTTTGTCAGGCACGATTGCCACAATACGGCCGATTACCATTTCAATGTGCTCTTCACCGTTTTCGTCTGTAGTACGGTATTTCTCAAATTCTACCGGTTTACCTACATTGCTGATAACTTCGTTAACCTCTTCGGCAATTGCTTCCGGTGTCCATTCAACTTTGTCTGCCGGGTCTTTTGCTTTGCGAGCGCGGGCTTTTTTCTCCGGCTCAACAACTTCGTCCAGAATACGAACGAGATTGCTGTCATGTACCTTAACGATGCGGCGTCCGTCGTCTGTCTTGATTGCATAGAGCACCTTATTGCTGCGCTTCTCTTCAATCACTCCGGCGATATAGCCGTCAACCCATTCTGCGGTGTTGAAAGGAACTGCCTGACAACGGTGATTAACATTCTTCTTCAGCTCTTCAGCCAGCGCATGACGGTCCTCATCGGTCATCTTTGGCTTTTTCTCCTGAGTTGCCTTGCTGCCATTGTAAAGCGGGTTAAGTCCGCCATTTTCTTCAGCTGCCTTGATAGCTGCTTCTTCCTCAGGGCTGAGCTGAGTTTCTTCTTCACTTGCAGGAGCGGCAGGAGTCTCTTCTGCGGTTGTCTCAGGAGCAGCGGGGGTCTGAGCCTGTTCACGAGCTGCGAGTACGGCCTCGATAGCCTTCTTGTCTTCATCACTTGCTGTTGCCAAAAGAGCGTTCAGCTTCTTCGTTGTCATCTGCGAAAATTTCTTTGTTGCCATAATACTGTAAATTTTGAATTGTTATTAAAATGTTATTGTTTAATTTTGATATTGCAAATATACTATGTTTTTTTTGAATTATTGAGCCGCTTTGGGAACTTTTTTCCAAGTTTTATGTTAAAAAATATCAATTGAGTTTCTTAAACGGCCCTAAGAGTCCGAGAGTACTTATATTATATCCCTCCTTGCCAAAGAATTTGAGTGCCATATTAGCCAATTTCGTTGTCCCTAAGGCATCCGAAGACACTACTATGATAGCTACATGGCCCTCATCGTTGGACACGATAGCGCAATCCGAAATGGCTTCTATGAAGTTCTCCATACTGTCCAAATTCTCTCGAGTGGCCTCAACTTCAAGCCTATAAACCGTTACAAACATTTCATTTCTTGCCATGTTATTTAGCTTTTACGGTTTTTGTAACTCTTGCTTACCTCTACACTGAACACGCCGTGCCAAAGAGCAAATCGGATTGCTGTTTCTGAGTTGTCTTGTTCAACTGCAATTGTCGGTGTCAAAAACAATGTTTCTGACTTGGCTGCTGAAAATTTCATTGTTACCATATTACTGTAAATTTTTATTAATTGCTCCACAACAATATTGCGAAAGCAAGGATTAAACTTAGTGCCGCTGTAAGTGTCGTTCCTAAACCGTTTCTGTCCGCAGCGGCTAAGGTCATGCATTCTCTTGAGGAGTGCCGTCCCATTCTGTTACTTGCTCGAGTACAATATACCGGCGTTGCTTTGCGCGGCACATAAGAGCCGCATAGCTGTCTGCGTCTGTTTTGTTATCAAACTTCTCCACAACTGTGGGATTGAAACCGCCGCTATAGGTAACTGCTACATAAAAAACTGTTGTTTCCATATTTGTTATATCTTTTAAGTTATATGTAAATATACTACTTTTATTTTAATCTGGTTACTGCTTTAAAAACTTTTTTTGTTAAATAATGTTGGTTATTTTACGCCCATTCTTGCTGCATATTCATCAATTTGTTCTCTTGTAAGCCACTCAGGTTTAACCGGCAACAAATCATAAAGCTCTCGCATTTTATCGATTTGTTTCTGCTCGTCGTGAGCCCAAAGGCAATGCTCAGCATTTCGGCTGCCATAGCCAAGATAGTAATTGCAATCGCATTGAAGCCGGTTGAGTAGCATGTACTCAAATTTATAGTCTCTTGCTGCCATATTAGTATATTCTTAGAAATTTGTGCAAATATAGTCTCTTGCCGTATTTCACAATATACGCATAGCCATTTCTCTTGCTGTAGCGTATCTCTTGCCAACGGCCTCTCGTGACCTCTGGGTCCTTTACTGTGAACATGATTGTGCTTACATACCTTGCCGCATCGCCTGAATGGCTTATTTGTATCTCAATGCACTCGGCTCCGTCATGCAAAACTCCTGTTCTCTTGAACTGCGATTTGTTATTTTCCATTATTCCGGTATGTTAAACTGTTTTAACAATTTGTTTCTCTCGTCTTTCGGCATTCTTGTGAGGTTAATTCTCTCGGAGCCGGTCCAGAGATATACATAGTCACAGTGACCCATCCAACGGCGTTGGCATTCTTGCCGATAGTCATTTGCCTCAGTGTAGCTTGCAAATCCGGCTTTATAGTCGTATTCGCTGTCGTCTCTTTCAACGTACAAATAAACTGTCTTCTTCATATTATTCTCTCGCGCATCTTCGCAGTTAGCCAAAAGCTGTTCTCTGAAATGCTCAAGATTTGTTACATGCGAATAACAGCCATCAAGATAATCAACATATTGCTGCAACTTTGTGAAGCCGAGCGTGTTCATACTCTCCTGTACGTTGCTGAAGTCGTCATTCAATAGCACATCTGTGATAATTTGCTTTCTCTTGTTCATATTGCTGTAAATTTAATGTTTGCTCCTGCCAGTGGAGTTGAGCCACTGATGCCGTTTTCTCTCGGCCATTCTCCCGCGCAGGACTCTCCTGTCATGCTAATACTTCTGACAGTTCTTCTAATATATCCTCATCGGGTATATAGTCATTTATAGCCTGTTCCAAGTCCTTCATTGAGCCGCAATACACGTTATATCGTTTCAGCATATATTCGCGTATTCTCCTGGTCTGTCCGAACGATAATTCGAACAAAAATTGCTGTAATTGTGTCATAATTCTCCTGTTATTTAATAATCTCTATAATAATTTTTGCAGCCGCATCAATAGCCTGTTCATATATACCTCCGTCTTGTAAATCAGGAAAGTTACACCAGTCACATACCTCGCTGTAATTAATAATATTTAGGTCTGACAAGTCATAATAATTCTCTTGTACGGCACGCGTCAATTCTCTTGCAGCACGTACTACTAAATTAAATTTATCCATATTATAATTTATTTTAATTCTCTCGGCAATATTGCCAATTGTGCCCAGCAGGAGAGTCGAACTCCTGTGCAGCCTTCCCGGCCTGGGCTAAATATCCGCATCAGCGGATATTTACGCCGTTTTCGTCCACGGTTATTATTTCGAGCAGCATTGCCTCTCCCGGTATTTCTCTCGTTTCGACAATTTTCTTGCCGTCCTCCTCCCGTTCGGTTGTTTCCTTTTTCGGTTTGTCCTCTTTGTAAATGCAATAGGTGTGTTCATAATAGCCGCGCAAGTCATCGCGTTTTGCCGCGTCCTTGATACACTCGAGGATATTTTTCTCGGCATAGTAGTGGCATTCACTGACAAACATTCTCTCGCCGGTTACTTCCTCGTTGTCAATTCTTACTTCTCCTGTTTCCAACATGCTATTTGGAATGTTCGTCAATACGAAACGGTAATTTCTGTTTACTTTCATTGCTGTAAATTTTTATTGTTATTATTTCCGTTTTATTTATATTGCTAATATACCAATTTTATTTTAACCGGAAAAATTTATTTGGTTAATAAATATTGGATATTTGTTAATAACCGTTAAATAAATTATTATATATATCCGGCTTATTTTCGATATGCTAATATAATAATAATTTTATCGGCTATAAAATTTATATATTAAAAAAGTGTTAAGAAACCTGGATATAAATATTAAAAAATGTCGGCTATATAACCTGTAAAATAAATAGCATATAAAAATTTTATGGATTAAATCGTATTAAATTTCCTGGTTGTTTCGTTAATAAATTAAAATAATAATTTTATACCTGTCAGCTAATAAAATAATTGGAACCTGAAAATATATTTGGTTAGGAAGTATTAAATTTTCGTTAAACCTTGTTGGAGGAGAGGCTATGAGCCTGTCTCTGGCTTGGAACCTGAAAATTATTTTAGTTAAGAGTTGTTAACAGGCTGATAGCCTTAATGCTTCTTAACGAATTAAACCATAATTAACGAATGAGGCTGTCAGGCTTAATGCTTTTTAATCAAATAAATTTTTATATTTCGAGAATTTTGCCCGTGTGGAAATTAGGCCCCTGCTGCAGTGCCTGGGTGCCCCCCTTAT